GACAGGATCACGAGGTAGTTCGCTGTTCCGGCTGTACGATTAACCGCTGACAGTACACACCCGAACTTGGCATGCACTATGTCATCGTGCGCTCGCAGGTAGGGCGGTGGTCGTTTCACACCCACCGTGAACGGTCGACCCACGGATAACGCGGACACCGTTTTGCTGTTCTTGCTCTTCTTCATCTTTTGACGTTTGCTCACCATATTGCTTAGTTGGACTCTGTGACAATATTAAACCCGGGCTGCAACACCAGCATACACCGAGGGATGGCTGGCCGCAGTTCTGTGTCCAATGTCAAGCTCTGGTAATATCGTTCTAGCTGGACCTGTTCGTCTGGTAGCACTCCAAAAGCGTAATAATAGGAGACGCGAGATCGCGCGTCTGCATGTGCCACTCTGACGCCGTCTGCAAGTTGCAGCTGTGAACGATTGCGATACACCTCATGAAGCATCCTGCCACTATCAGCTCCATGACGAGAGAACACCGCGTACACTTCCTCATGCACGGGGACACCACTTGACAACTTACCACCGCATGTGCCCACCGCGCCGAGCCATTTCCTATATACTTTGCCGTTCGGCACTGGAATTAGGCACATCGGGTCCTTTCGCATGACGGCGCTAAGGTTACGAACCATGCGCCACCCGGAGGACAGCTCGACGGGGTGTGTCTGGCAGAACTCAATCTGCTCAAACTCGGTGGCATTGTCTTCAACTTGCATAGAAAACCCGCGCCTTCTAAACCACAGGGGCACTCCCTCTCGGAATGCCGCTGCGTTCTCCTCCTCCATGAAGACGACGCAATCGTCACCGTTGTTGGCAAGTTCAATGTCAATGTTCAACTCTTTCGCATAGCTCCATATCATCGCGCACATGAGTATGCAGTTCCCCAAACTAGTGTTCAGGTCCCCTGAGCAGCGAGTCCCCTCCATCCGGAACTTCACGCTGCCATCCTGTGCGCGCGCAACACCTTGGTTCACCAACTGCTGTCGCAGCAGATGCCTCAACTCGCTTATCCCGGGGAACAAGCCAGTGTAAAAAGAATGCTCATACTTCAACGCGCGCTGTGAAACGTGCATGTCGAATTTTGTAGCATCGAGACCAATGGCCACGGGTCGTCTGTAACAGTCCCACTTCCTTCGTAGGATTGCCGCTGAATCATCAGCATTGTAACCTTTAATAACCGTGGCAGGTGTGCGGGCTCCAAAGGCGCTATTGATTGCGCCGAAGAAGCGGTGCTCTGCATGCTTGAGGTATTTACCCAAGCGTAGGTTGTATCGGGGCGACCGCGGATTGATGACGCGCGGTGCCTTACAAACATCCTGTTTCTCGAATTTCACGAAAGCCGTGAGGTGGGAATCCTCTGCCTTCAGATCCTCCTCCTGTAAGGAGTGGAGAGCGGCCTGGTAGACACGCCGTTTTGGGCCGCGGTAAGCATCAACAACTTGTTGATCAGTTAGCACGGGCAAATTTGGCATATCATTTAAGACCAGCCGACGGAACTCGCTAAATTCCGGTGTCCTGAAACTCGAGGGACCAACCTCGAACGCGGGCCTGAAGCCTTCCCCATCCTTACAGAGAAAGTAACGCTCTGTAAAGGCACGTTCTATGGTGTCCACACTGTTATTATAAACTCCCAGGTTGTGGTCTGGGCCAAAGCCAGGGGTAACAGTGTAAACCCTGGTCTTTGCAAGCAGCCCGTTCCGGCGTACGCACAACGAACCACGACACTGCTTGACCCTCTGCTCCCTCAATTTTGGATCAAGTTGTGTCGAGTTACCATACACCTTCACCGGGCGCCCTCAGCAAACAGTGGGTGCGTCACCCGCGGC